CCAGTCCCGCCACAACGTGCAGAACACCCGCAGGCCGTCCTCGTTGACGACCTCCTCGTCGTAGAACTCGCAGTTGCCGCACGCACGCCCTTCAGGGACGTCGTCGGACGTTGCGGGCCGATAGTTGTCGGGCAGCGCCATGTCAGACCTCCACGTCCGTCGGCCCGAGCGGCGGCAGGTCCTCGAGCTCACGGGCCTCGTCGGGCAGCAGGAACCCGGCACCGATGCCGGTGGCGTACGAGCTGTAGCGGGCAGCCAGATCGGCGCGCAGCAAGGCGTTCACGTTGAACTTCATGTACCGGGGTCGCAGCATCAGCGACGACACGGCGTGCTCGATGCGGGTGATCCACGGCAGCAAGGTGACCTGCACCCGACGCGTGTTGCGATCAGCCAGGTTGGCGTAGGTCAGTGACGACCCGGCGACACCGATGCCAAGGTCGGATGGGTCGACCAGGAACATCTGGCCGGCGATCTCGGCGGCGGTGTACTGGCGGGTCTGCAGGAACTGCATCTGCTCGTTGGTGACACCGGTCGGCTTCCACGTCGCACCCTCTTGGAGCACGCCAGGCAGGCCACGGTTGGCACGGTTTCGGCGCCGACGCCAGTGCTCGGCCATCGCCTTCATCGTTTCGGGCTGCAACGCCCTGGGGGCTTCGATAACGCCGGGCATGTTGCCCTCACCGTCGAACCAGGCGGCACCGTACTGGGTGGCCGCCAGGCCGAGCCCGATCGACTGGCGGGCGTACTCGACCGGCGACATGCCGACATCGGAGCCGGGCAGCATCAGCCCGGGGATGTGCACCATCTCGCCGGCGTAACGGCTGCCGTCGATGAAGTAGACCTTGCGGCCTGCCTCGCGCCGCACCTGCACCTTCGCAGGATCTAACGGGACTAGCTCGAGGATCGTGCCGGCCTCGGACCGCAGCACGGCGAGGTAGGCGTTTCCGGACAGCAGCAGCGACGACAGCACCTGACCGCACCACGACGTGAAGTCGAGGTCGACCGTCGGCTGCAGCAACCACTGCGGCGTTGGGATGTCGGTCTTCGCTTCGCCGGTCTGGCGGTAGCAGTCGATCGGCAACGTGCTGATCGAATCGCTGATCAACCGGACACAGCCGTAGACGGTGAGCAGCTGCAGCGACGCGTGCGCATCGACCGTCGTGCCGGCCCAGGTGCGCAGCATCGAATCGGTGCCAGGCCAGTCACCCCACAACGACGCCTGCCCGGTGATTGCACGCACCTCGGTGTCGTCACGGCTGAACAACGAGCGCAACATCAGCGTTCACCCGCCAGACCGACATAGCCGACAGCGATACCAGCACCGATCAACGCACCCGGCGCACCGGCGAGCATGGTGGCACCAGCGATGACGAGCGCAAGCCCGAGAAGCTGCAACGCAGTAAACATGCGGCCTCCCGGGCTCAGAAGTCGTCGAGCGAAACGAACGGGGTGATGTGGGTCGTGGTGTCGACAGGCAGCGACAGCTGCGACCTGGCGATGGTCGCTGCGACCAGCGGCGAGATCGGCACGGTGGCGCTGCGACGATCCCAGGCCCACGCCTCACCCAGACGACGCTCGGTGGCGTCAGCGACCGCCAGGTCAAGCGGGCCCTGGTTCGGTGGACGGCGCAGACGGTGCTCGGTGACGTCGCTGAAGAACAGCCCGCACGCCGCCTTGTACTCCTTGGTCGACAACTGCTTCAGCACCTCGGTGTCGACGCCGGCCTGCCGGAACGCATGGAACACCGACCCGATCACCGACCCGACCGGGCCGACGCCGTCCGACACGACCACCGTCGGCCGCCAGCGTTGCGCGAGCTCCACCAGCCGCTCAGGCAGCCACGTCGTGCCGCCGCGATGCTCAACGAGCTCGACGTACGGTGACGTCGTGTCGCCCGCAGCGATTGCAATCGACGACCACTCACCGCCCGGCGAACAGTCGAACGCCAGCACCACCTCGCCCGGTTCGACCCGGACATGCTCCGTGGTGGCCGTTGCCTCCCAGGCCTCGGCCGGGATCTTCGGATCACGGCTGACCGTGTCGTCGTACAGCGGGTCGGGGATGCCGAGACGCTCCCGCAGGAACTCGTTGGGCGAGTGCTGCAAGGCGCGCAACTCGTCGCGCACGAAGTCCTCGCTGATGCGAATGCCCAGTGCAGGGTTGGCGATGTACCAGGCGTCGACGTCGGACGGGTCCGGCGGTGGATCGGTCGGCGCTGACCACTCGGCGTAGTACAGCCGGCCAGGGTCGGATGTGGCTGCTCGAGCTCGCAGGGAGTGCAACACGATGCTGTCGCTGTGCGGCGCCGACGATGCGTACCAGATCTGCGGGTTGGAGTCGCCACGCATCGACCTGGCGGCCAGCGTCGGGATCATCGCACCCAACGACTTCGGGTCGAGGTCGAACGCTTCGTCGAAGATGATCCGGTCGCCAGAGAAGCCACGACCACCGCCACGGCTGCGGGCCATGAACTTCACCCGGCAACCGTTCTTCAGGATGATCGCTTCCTTGCCGTTGGCCGTGTAGACCTTGGCGACCTCGTCGGCGAACTCGCTGCTTTCGATCAGCGCCCGAAGGCGTTGGAACGTTTCGGCAGCAGTCGAGAACAGGTGAGCCGAGTAGATGACTGTCTGCTCTTGCCACACGAGCAGCGACGTCAGGATCAGCGCCTCAAGCACCGCAGACTTGCCCGCTTGACGCGGCACGACCAGTGCAGCCTCAAACGCTGACCAGCGTCCGTTGTCGTCTTCGCCCAGGGCGCCACGCAGCACATGCTGCTGCCAGTCGTCGAGCACCATGCCGGCCTTGGCGGCCATCACGATCACGTCATCGGCGGCGGTGCTGCACTGTGCGGGCACGACCTCGATGCGTGGGCGCTGGGCACCGATGCGGGTCACGACGCCTTGCGCCGGCGGGCGCGCTGCTCGCGCAGCTCGTCCACCGTCGACTGCTTCTTCACCGCTGGCATCGCTGCCAGCTCGGTCAGCACCGACTGCAGCCGAGCAGCGATCTGAGCTGACACGTTCGGCTCTGCAATGAGCAGGTGCTCGGCCAAGAGATCACGCATCGCCATTAGCGCCGTGCGGTGGTCGTCGCTCTTGAGCTTGTCGGCAGTGGTCACTGGTCACCCCACCAACCGGAGTTGAGCGACGCCACCGGCGCCACGCTTGATGTTGCATGACCGATGGGCGAGCGCCACGTTGTCCCAGGTGTGCGTGCCGCCGTCGGCGATGGGCACAAGGTGGTCAATAGTTGCGCCGGCTTCGACCGAGGCGCAGCCGGGGCTCCTGCGAACCTTGCCGCCGCACAGGTGACACAGCCACTGATCTCGGTCGCCCAGCAGGCGCCAGTGAATGTCGGCGTCGCCGGCCTTGACGACGTTGCGGCGTCGTGTCTCGCTGCGACCTCGGCGTGCTTCGTCGAACGCCTGCTGGCACGGCGAGCAACGCTTGCTGGTCGGGTCGAACGGGATGAGCAACCCGCAGTCGAGGCAGCTGGGAATGGTGCACGAGGTGCTGCTGCGCCACATCGACCAGTGGTTGTTGCGCTCGCTGAAACACCCGAGGGAACAACACGGGCGGTGCGGGCTGTAGTTGAACGGCTGCAGACACCACACGCAGTTGGCGACCGTCGGGTATGACGGGTCGGCCTTCAAGCGACCGTTGTGTGTGTTGCGACAATCCGTCGAACAGAACTCAGCGGTCGATCGGCGTAGCGGGGTGAACTCGATCTGACAGTGAACGCACGGACGTGGGTGACACTTCGGCGCAGCCGTGCGGCAGCTCTGGCACATCGACGCCTTGAGACCACAACGACCGCCGCACTGGGGGCACGTCTTGTAGTACTTCTCCGGGTGCGCCTCGCAGTAGTCGCGCATGTACTGCGCGAAACACGGCTTGCAGTACGACTGGCGTCGACCGTGCTTGTCCAGGCGCTCGATCTGCGAGCCACATCGCGCACACGGGACCGGGTCGGTAATGTGAGACATATCGGCACCTCCAGCGGTGTCGGTCAGAGCCCGGGCCGTTCCAGCGGCGCCGGGCTCAACTAGTTGTGTTTCCCCTGGTCAGGGGACCCGGCACCATCGTGGGGAGGGAACTGCAGATGGC